TTGCCTGTTTCTGATGTATCAATATAATATTCAACGTCCTCACCTCTGTAAGACCCGTCCTCCATAAGTTCTTTTTTAAACCGCGCTATTGTTTCTCCCCGTACAGCAGCCGCTTCCTCGGCCTCCATCTGAGCCGCTTCTTCTGCGGTAGGTTCTGCCATTACCGGGACGGCAGCCTCTATCTCCTCCTGAGTAACTCCAACAGGCTTTTCTTTTATGTTCCAAAACTCAACAAAGCGCTTCTGCATTGCCGGGAGCGTAAGTCCCTTCATAGGTTTCATGCCGAATTTCTTGGCTAACCGCCTGAGATTGCTTTTATTCTGCTTGGTTGACTTTTCGGGATCGGGTTCAAGCCCCATCTCCTGCCTGATCTTCGGCAGCGCGTCAAGTATCTTTTGAGTATCTTTGTTCTCTATATCCTCGCTCGTAACGTATTTCGTAACGATCCGGCCTAGAACTTCCTCCATCCCCTCGGGGGCGTTATCCGCGAGATCATATAAAGGCTGTATGTCCTTATCAAACTGTGCGCCTTCTTCAATAGCCTGCTTATCCTCAATAACAGGAGCTTCTTCCTCTTGCAGCCTGGCAATAATTTCATCCTCCATCACCTGGGCCTCAGCCTCAAGCTCCAATTCTCTCAGGAGCTCCTGTCTTTTCCTCTCCTGTATAATAAGCTCACGAACCTTTTTATTGTATTCTTCAACTTTCGGCCTTATATAACGGACGAACTGCGCCCTTTCAGCTTTATTTAGCTCGGGTAGTCCGACCTTTTTGAAATCAGATCTTGACGGCTGGGGATTTGAGATAAGCCATTGAGCCTGCCCCATATGGTCTGCAAGCCACCCCAGGGCGCCTTGCCTTGTTTTCATTTCCTCTATCTCTATCTGCCTACCAGCAGCCATAGTAAAATCATTCCCTTTTTGAGATGCTTTGAACCCAGCCTGCATGACGCGCTTCGCAGCCTCTTCGTCAAGGTTGTGATTTTCCATAAGGTTTTTCTTGAGGTCTATATTGTTGGCAACTGTGCCGCCTATATTCATTGATTCTGCTATACCTACAGATCCGACAGTTTGAAGCGTAGTGTCCTTAATCGTCTGAATAAACATCTCAGTAGTGAACTGCTCCGTCCCGATAAGATTTGCGTATCGCTGATTCCATAAATGAGCTATTTCCGTCATATTTTCTTCTATGACTTCTTCAATCACGTTCTTGCCGGTTAGCCTGAGTATCTGTTTTAGAGATGCGCCTGTAAGTCCTGTTCCCCTTCCAAGATTGCCTATTACTTTTTCTATACCCCCTCTATTGGCAGCAGAAAACGCACTTGCAACGACAGCCTCAATAGCAGCAGATCTTGTGACGTATGCCCACTTATCAACAGGCTTAAGTCCAGCTTTATCAGCCTCATACCGAGCCTGGCTCCCCTGGTCCGCAGCGAACCCGGCAATAATGCCAGCCTCCCCCATTCCCAGGGCCCGCAGGGTATACATTTTAAATAGCGAATTAGTAATACCCCTGACATGCCTCGCAACACTATCGCCGGACTCAAACCTCTTTTCGTTGAAGGCAGTAATAGCGGCGCTCCTGAGATCACGCTGTTCATACAGAGCATCAGCCAATTCTGTATCGCCAATAAAGTCAAGACCAAGAGCATCAAAAATAGTTGCCCCTTTAGCAGCTATCTCTGAAGTAGCATTCCTTACAGCCATCAGAAAGTCAAGAGAGTAATAAGCGCCTTTGGTATTCTGCTCAAGCGATTTGACATATTCTTTTATTATCGCCTGTTCCTCAATCTGTTTCCGAGTGTCTTCGTTGTCCAGCAGCTGCGCCCTAGTGCTGTAGAATATCATCTCGTCTTCAGGGAGCCATTCGCCCGATTCAACCTTTTCTTTGGCTATTTTGCTGTAATCAAGATCCTCTACAATAACTTCCGCAGCAAGATCATTTATACCCTGGTACTTATTATACAGGTCTGTCAGATATTCGTATCTCTCTTGAAATGCGGCATAATCGTCCTCGGTCCAATCGCCGAGCATATCCTGTATCTCAAGGAAATCATTTACGTCCTCACCTTCAGAGATAAGATCAGACGCCTGCTGCTGCATATTATAATGACGCACTATCCTCTCCTGGGCAGGAGATAGCTTCAGCTGCTGTTCATCCTCAGGAATAGTGACACCCGTTGTGTGATTCACAAACTCTTTATCTGAAGCATCGGGGCGTGATGGCGGGGTTTCATCATCCTCGCCAGGCTTATATTCATAGCCGGGGTATGGATCGTAGTCATCCAAATCACCATTTTTATCTGACTTAGCAGGGAAGCGCCCCTCATATCTCTTAATTTTCTCTTCAGTTTTATCCTTCATAGAGGTAAAACCTTCAGCTGATTTCAGTAGTTCTTCAAGTTTATTGCGACCAAGCGTTTCTGTCATTTGATCTAACCTTTCCTATCTTAAATAAAATGGCTGCCCATGCAATACACCATATTTTTCTTTTGCTCGCTTCCTGGTTTTCCAATAATCAGCAAGTTCCTCGTTTAGCTCAGAATCTCTTCTGTCAATCTCACGAGCCTTTTCCTTTGACAAAGAGCCAACATCACGCCCTGTTTTGCCTTTTGACTCCTTCGGAAGCAATTTCGCGATCTTCTCAAGGGTTGTAAACAGCTCAAGATCAGCAACTTTTACCTCTTTGCCTTCCGCAATGTCGCTAACGCCTTTGAGCCACTTCTTAAGATCGCGCATTGCTTTCGTAGAATCTGCTGCTCTATTGTCTTTTATGCCCTTGACAAAGTTCATCACCGCCCTCTGAGCGTCATTCACGCTGCTCCCATGAAGTTTGACTTTCTTTGCAAGCTCGTTCACCTGAGCCAGCAGATCATGCCCTAATCTGTCAATATTACTGAGATCAGGAGCTGGCATCCCCTTAACAAACTCCTCGCCTGTTTCTTCGTTCCTCATAACAAGTTCGTCACCTCTCCTGCCAGGAGCGAACGTTCTAGGATCGCCAGGACGCCTCGGCTCCCCCTGCCTTCGCATAACTGATGGCCCGTCACGCTTGATTGGTTTAGGACCCGGCTGGTCTTCACCCTCAGGATCAGCCTGTTCTTCCTCTTCGGGGAAGTCGGGGTACATCTCCGCTGCCATCCTCCTTGCAGTTTCCATGTCAATAATTTTAGGCTCTCCTGTTTCTTGGTCAATCTCACCTGACGGCTTTCCGATTATACTTTTAATAAAATCCGCCCTCAACTGAGGTATATCAATTTTGAGCTCAGGAATTCCGTCTTTGCCGATCACATACTGCCTGTTTCCTTCGTTATAGACCTCTCCAATCTCACGACCATGAGCAAAAGATGGTTTCTTTTTCTCTTTTTTCTTTGGTACACCTCCCGCAATGCCAGCATATTTTTCAAAGAGCCTTTGCCTTAATTCCTGCTTTGTTTCATCGTCATATGAATCATCTTCCTCAAGCATAGCCATAGAATTTCTATATTTCTCGGCCTCTGCCTGCTGCTGTGTAGTCATTTCGTAATCAAAAGCATCACGATTAAGCTGAAACCTGTCAAGCATACCCTGGCGAGCCTGGCTGAACTGCAAGTCCATCTTTCCGAGATCCTGCTGGTGACGTAAACGTTCCATTTCATATTGATAGGCTCTCTGCTGTGCAAGCTCTGCTTCCCGCTGTTCAGCCGATGCAATACCTTTTACTACTTCGCGATCCCTTTTATTCTGTGACCCGGCATAACCAGCAACTGCTGCCACCCCAGGCTGAACGCCGTGCTGTACTCCGATTACCATATATATCTCCTTAAATTATCTTGTAGCATTAAACCATTGAACCCAACGCCCCTGATCTGTACTTCCAAGTCCGGTTGTGTACAATGTTTCATTATAAGTAATGCCATCAACAGCAGTAAGCTGTGATTCTGCATAGTTCAGCAAAGCAGCAATCGTTGCCCTACTCATTTCCGTTGAATTCTCAATATGAAACTCTATGTGATTCGGTACGTCTTTATTTATAGATTGGAACGTTTTTACGGGATTTGCTTGAGGACCGGACGGGTGATACCATGTATTATTGTTCTGCTGTCCTTCTATAACATAATGTGCCCATGAATCAGTAAGCCAAAGATTCCTTATCGTGTCATATAGTTTGGTAACAGGCTGATTCCCGTAAAGCGTTGGAGTGAAACCCACCCTGTTAATTTCGTTGTTTCCAAGCACATACTCTGTAAACCATGTTGGACTAGTGAATTGAGGGTTGCACCATTCCCGAAAAGATTCATTCCATGAGAATAACGGGTTCACATCAAGAGGAAGAACAAACAGCTGAAGAATTGCATAATATTTATTAGCTCCATTAACTGTTGGATTGCCTTTTGACGCATTATGTGCGTCCCATATTGTCTTATCTGAAGCCCACCTGGCATACCCTGCTGCTGATGGAATTGATCTGTATGAATTTCTTGTCAAAGAACTTCTCCAGGGAGAAGCGCCTTCGGTCCAGGGCATAGAAACAATAGCAATATGATACGTTGTTCCAACAGGAACTGCTTCCTCCCTATCCATAACCCCAAGAGGAGAACGAACAAACGCACCTAGCGGCGATCTGTGAGGATTATTGCTAAGTGTCATCATTGCTCAACCGCCCAACATCTTCCGCCTACGTTTATGTCTATCCATTCAATAGGGCTGTTTCCAAACTTTAAATCAGCATGATAGAAAGATCCGCATAGCAGTTTCTCGCCTACATAATAGTCAGGCGTGATTATCTGCGTTTCATCATCCTCAGAACCAACTGCGTCCTCTGCAAGGCGTTCCCCAACGTCCTGGTATGTATATGTAACTCCGCCGATGGTTAGCCCGTCATAGCTTTCGCGCCTCAGAAGATACGGCTTTGCTATGTAATAGGTTCTATTGTATTCTTCTCCCCAGCGCCCTGCAATGTAATTGTCATATATAGCAATTATCGTGAATTCACGCAGCCGTACATTAGCGAACCGATCAAAGGCAGCATATCGCCCTGAGAATTCATCATACGGAATCCTCTTTGCGAAAGGATTGGTTTCTCTTTCAGGAAAAGGCATAAAATCTCCCTTAGTTGCTGGCCCATTCGCCTGATCTCATACCCATAGGACGAGCGCCGAGTTCAGTTGTAAGCCGGCCAATATCGGCGAGTGAAGGAGCGGTGTCATTTCTTCGTTCCGCAAAGTTAGCGATAGCCTCAACAACGCGATCCCGCAGCTGTGTCCTGGAAAGGCCCTGAGAATGGAGTATAGTCATAAGGCGATCCCTGGCTGCAAGAACCTGACTTCTAACCTGTACCTGTTGCGCATATGTGGTCTGTTTAAGCTCAAGCTGGCGCTGAGTGATCTGATCTTCAAGGTTTGTAAGGGCATCTGCACGTTCCCGTTCAATCCCCGTTTCAACAGCGTCCCAAGTCGTAGAATTATATAATCCCCTGGCAATCATTTCAGATTGCTTTGAAGAGATAAGATTATCAAACTGATCGTTAATTCTCTCGCGCTCAGAATCGCCCCAATCATCAAGAAACCCATCAACATCGGTTGCATGCGATGATTGCTCACCAGGCAATGCAGTTATTATAGCTGTAACGAGAGTTTCAAAGTTATTTTCGTCACTTATCAGGGATATAAGTTCATCTTCTGTTTCGTCAAGAGTGGCTGTATATAAAGATATAATATCATCATACCGCTGATCGTTGATTGACCGGCTCTCATTATATGAATTTGTATATGATTCAATAAGATCATTGAGAACAAGCTCAGGATTGATAGCTCTTCGCCTGTACGCTATGCTTATATGAGGATTTCCGAGTCCATCATAATAAACATATGTAGTTGTTATCGCCCAGCCTTCGGCTCTCAGCCAATTCATTGTCGCTTCTGACGGGTCATTCATAGCGAATTCATATGTTGAATACCAATCAGAGGCAAGAAGTATCGGCTCTACTGAAAGCGTAAAATCGCTTAAGTGATCGCCTATTGCAATTTTATCCATTTTTTACCCTTTATGAAGCGGCGGTTATATTTGTGGCGGCCTGAGTTGCATTGATCGCATCTACTGCCGTCTTAAGATTATCAACAGCAGTTTTAAGTGCGGCAAGGTCAACTACAGCTGCGTCTATTTGAGCGTTGTTGGCGTCAACAGCGGTTTTAAGAGCATCAAGGTCTGCGCGGGCAAGGTTGTATTCTGCTCCGCTTGGGGTTGTCGCATCTGCCCCTGTGCCTGCGGTATGCGTCATTGCAGCAGCAGCAGCTGGATTTGTTGCTGTCATTGCAGCACAAGCAGCAGGGTCAGGATTATGTGAATCCTGAACGAAATTTCCGAGCCAATCCCATTGCGTATTGCTGATTGTAACAGAACCGATATTTTGTATCTGTTGCGCTTCTGATGCAGTGATCGCGCCGAGTTCGTCACTCATAGCATCAAGTTTCGTTTTGTCCAGCTTCGGCATTAGACCATGAGCAGATCCTGTTGCGTCCAGGTCAGTATTATCCTCAGGAGCGGCAAAATCATCAAGTTTGATTGCTTCTGCCTTTGCTTCGTAATAGTTATCCCACGAATTAACAAAGGTCAGTTCTTTCTGATTATCGCTGTCAGCAGAGTCCTTCATCACGATTTTGTCAGCATCTATAGGAGTTGTCTTTGCGCCAACACCGCCGATTTTACTGTTTATATACGTCCATATAGCCGTCATTGCAACGCTGTATATAGCGCCCTGGGAATCGTTGTGAATCAGCATTTCATCCGCATCATCAACAGCCTCACCTATATCTGAAAGGTCAGATATAATTTCATTCATCTCTTTCCTGACGCCCTGAGTGCTTGGCACAGCGCCTGTAGAGCCTGTTGCGAAAGAGTCAACAAGACTTGGGCCGTCTGCAAGAGCGGACGCTCCCGACCATACAGCAAGAAGTCCCGGGGTTGCTCCGCCCCCTGGCGCGGTTGCCTGAATCCCTAAGTGGGTTATCAGGTCTACGAGAGTTATCTTTTTCTCCACGCCCGCCTGTATGATATACAGTTCATCCGCGTCATTAGTTGTTACCACAGGAGTAAGAGCACCAACATACGTCTTGAGAGTTGCATACAGAGCGTTTGAGAAGTTGGTAAATGTGGTATACTTTGGCGTTGATCCCTCAACGACAAGTATCTTATCCGTGCCAGCCGGAGTTACCTTCGGCGTTTTATCAGATATATCAAGAATCTGCGGATCAAGTTTCGCAAGGAAATAGGTTGCAAGATCATCAGCGGTAGTGGTTTTCTCTGTTGACCCGTCTTTGAGCGGGATCACATCTGCATCATCTACTGAAGGTTCATTCGCTTTTCCCCACATTTGATTCAGGAAATACTGCTTAACCAGGTCAGTATCAACCGGCTTAAGGTCTGATCCGTTCTCAAGGACCATTATACTATCCGACCCGTCATGGGTTACAATCGGGGTTATGGCCTCAAGCGCAGCCTGGACAAAGGCTAAAATCTGATTAACAGATATACTTACCGGATTTGACCCATCAGAAGCAGGGAATATCTCAGTTCCTGAAAGGCTTGCATCGGGAGTCATTTCTGAAGGTTTTATATTTGCCATTATCTATCCTTTTCCTTTTGTACTGTATAGAGCAAAAGTAATAGAGCGAGAATAATAATCGCTCCGGTAACTAGAAATCTTTCTAAATCTGACGTCATACGCGCAATTTCCCATGTTGATAAATTTTCATAGTGACAGATTCATATGCCCACTTGCTAACAGAAGACATCACGAGTACGCCCCATGCGCCGCGAGATCTCGGTATAACCCTTCTGTTATGACCCTGCCCCCAAATCCCTGACTTGCTGATTCCAGCTGCCCAGGACGCCGCATACGCTGCGTCTGCGTTATCTGCCGCATCTTCAGCCGTATCGCCAACAATCGTCCTCCAGGTTACCCCTGAGGCGTTATCAGCTAAATCTGAGTACATTGAGTGAATCATACCATCCATGCCATATGCCGATCCCAGGTGAAAAGGACCAAGATACAGGTCACTATTCAGATCTTCCCCGTCATCGTTATCAGCGTCAGGATCATATTGTCTGATATACCCGTCTTTACAGCCTATGAGGACGTCAGAATAGCCTCCCTGAGGCAGCTTTGTAGTTGCGACTGCCTGGTGGTCCTCATGGTACTCCTCAGGCCACAGAGCGCGATATTCAAGGTCTATCCACCAATGTGTACCCGTTCCGCTGTCAGGAGTGATATACAGGTTAATTCCTCTGTTATTTTGATCATATTCCATCCGAATTTCATTTGCGCTTGTATCTACGTTCTGCAACTCCTCAGGGATAACCAGCGGCGAAAACGGCTCAGGCCTGCTATTTGAGCCAACTCCCCAGGTATACAATCCGTCTTTTGATAAGAATACGAGTAGCCCGCTATTCGTTACAACAGCAGCTTTAGGAGCTATAATGCCGAATTCATAGCTTATATTCTCTTTTCTGCCTCCACCAACATTAGTTGGATTCCCGTATATAACCCATAAATCGCGGTCAGTACCTAAAATAAGAGCCTGATCTCGCCAGGGGATCATACACTTGATTACAGCGCCAATTATACCATTATCACCGACAAACCCGGCATGAGCCATTCCCGAATCATCTTTATCGTCACCAAAATTGAAATCCGTATAATCACCCTGCCGAGCCATGTAAAACATATGGTTCTCACCGGCCAAGACGAGCCTTTCCTGGTAAAAACATATAAGCGGCTGATTTGTTGGCGCAGTTGCGTTATCCTGGACAGTTCCTGTTATAGGATCGTATATTCTAGGAGTAGCATCTGCTATATGCAGCTTGCCTTCGTGCTCTACCATCTGAAAGGCATTTGATGTGCCTATCGGGTTCACAACAGGGACAGCAGATTCAAAAATGATGAAATCTCCATCCTCAGTTATAATAAAATCACCATCTTCTGTTTGCAGAAAGGCTGTAGTAGTTGTAACAGACACGCCACGCACGATATTCACGCTTCCGTCTGCAATTACAATGAGATCCTCCTGTAAATCCCCTGCGGAATCAACATAGGAAACCTTCTGCATGCCCGTAATATTATCTCCGAAATCATGATCTAGCAGTTTCGCAAGTCCTGGACGCGTTCCGCCGCGCCCTCTTTCCTCAAGAGGACCAACGCTGCGCATGTTCCGTGAAGAGAAACAGGTAAACGGGCGTGTTTTCTGAGCATATCCCCCCCGGCGGTTTAACCCGCCGAGAGGGAATTCAACATTGAGTGTCCGTTCTTTAGGCATAGTCCCTACTTCGCGTTAAAGTCACAAGAAGTATAAGAACCCTCATTTATATAGAGGGTTGTGCCGGCGCCGCCGTCCGTTTTGATAAACGGACAGCCTTTGGTATATCCAGCCGTCCCATCGGTAGGAACAGTTGTCCCTGAAGCGTGTTTCGTGCCAGGAAGCCTGAAATAACCAACTGCATAGCTAAGAACCTTACATACTCTCTGAATCATAACTCCACTCCTTTATAAAAATGGGTATGGTCGTGGTGAGTGATCCACGACAGGGAGAACCATTCCCCCTGTGACCGCTACCCGCCATTATCATCGTGCAAACACTTTACCTTACTATATATAGCAGTATGCAACTCCTGCTGCATATCTGTTAGCTTTTCATTTGATTCAATCAGTTTCTTATTTGACTCAGAAAACTGCATCATCACAGTATTAGTATCAAGCACCATACTTTCTAACTTATTCCTCTGATAATCCCTTACCTCCTTGATCTCAGAAGTTAAAGCCTCTTTCTCTATCGCATCAGCCTTTTCCCTTCTGTTATCCCTGTATATAAACCAAATTATCAGAGCGATTGGTATGCCGAGGCTTTCAATTATCGTTACCCAATCCATTAGTCAATCTCCTTCTTAGGTGCTCGTCCGCGAACATACGCACCGGCGGGGATAGTGCCTTTCCCCGCCGGCACCCACTCCTCTTTTTCTTCGTTCCATACAAGGATCTCGGCTTCAACCGGACGAGCAAGCCTTACGGCTGGCGCGTCCATGTCAATAAAATTGAACTCGCGAACAACCTTATTGACCGGCTGAAGAAAGCAGCCGCTAGTGATAATCAGAATCACGAAAAGGATCACGAGGATTAATTTTCGTTTCATCTTCAGATCCGACATCATTGTATTCTTCCTCTTCTTCTTTTGTTTTTCCGAGCAAGGCCTCAATCAGTGCCTTCAGGATCGCTATTATCAGCTTCATCCTTTGCATCCTTAATCATCTCGACACCTTTCTTGACTTCCTTTACTGCTTCTGTTGCATCAGGAACAGTATTCGGATCGCCATCGAACTTATCGGCAAGATACCCCGCAATAGCAGAGAGTATCATGCAGATACCAACGATAAGAACTTTGATAAACTTCTTTTTCTTTTCGCCCATAGATTTCTCCTATGCCTCAATAATGATACCATTGACAGTTAATGTATACGGCCTGTAAGCGTAGTTAGCAGGACGCTGTTCGTACTCTCCATGAGTACCTACATTTCCGAAAAACTTTTGCTGCTGTTTGCGATCCCTGGCAACGTCAGACTTGAGCCTTTGCAGGAAATTCTGATAATGGATTCCATATTCATCATTTATGATCGCATCTGCTTTTGCAAGGCAGCTGAGAGTAAGAAGTTCTGCGAATTTCATGGTTCCAACAGGGAAAGTCGGAGTATCGTCAAGCGCATCAACAAGAATCTCAAATTTATACCCTAAAGTCCATGCTGCGTCAGGAGTTGGATAAAACATGATCTGCCATCTTTGACCGGTCAGGCCGTCACCTATTGACTTAAGCCTTAATCCAGCCACCCGGGGCGTGTCATACTCAACCTCTGCGGACCTCAGGGCCCTGATCTTTCCCTCTCCTACGTCAACGACAACAGGCAGCTCCTGATCGTCAGGTTGGAAGTGCATGCGGCTTGAGATCATGCGTCCGAATCCATCCGGTAAATCATAATCTCCATCGTGATACAGAGTCCAATCATCTTCACCAGCAGCAACATCATCACCAACTACTGTTAGCTGAGTGTCAGAGTCATACGAGGTTATGGTGTATGTTACCCCAGCAATTACCAGCTGCCCATGATCTACTGCCCAGGTAGAGGCGTTAGAGAACGTATCCCCACCTGACAATGTGAGCGTTCCGCTTGAAACCTCAATAGTTCCTGTAGTAGCATCACCTGTCAGCGGTGCTTCAGTTGTTATTGTGGTAACAGGCTTCAGGAACGTCCACTCATAACCTTCTTCAACGCCGTCAACAGACGGAGGATAAAGATACTGCTTATACCCCTCCTTAACGGCTCTGTCGCACAATGCTCGTTCATCGGCTGTTAATGTGGTATAATCAGCCTCTCCATAACATAAATGCGAAACGGCGTTCATTAGGTTTACATGGGTGATTGATAATGTTGATTCAGCCATTTTCTACCTTTGCAGTAACAGTTTCTTTCTTTTTAACAGATTCGGGCGGGGCAATCGGTGCGGCATGGTAATATCCGCAAATCATGCAAAGGAGTATCAGTTCTGATGGAGTTATGCTGCCAGCGCTGCATACGTCCTTCATCTTTTTATACTCCTTATATGCCGAAAGTAAGCTATTCGGTACTTCTCCGTCTACTCCAAGACCGAGTATACGGCGAAAATCCTCAACTACGCTGCCTTCAACGGGTGATTCCATTCTTTTCCTTTCATAATGTGAGGCGGGAGGAGGCAAAGCCTCCTCCCGATCCTCTCTGTGTTAGGCCTGGGTTGCCCCTACAATGCCGGTAACTACCCATATTCCGTCCCACCTGAGAATCAGCACTTCATCTGCTGCATCAAAGGTACAGGAAGCAAAGGCAGTTGCCTTGTCCATCTGAAGACCCGCAGTTGCAGGCGTGACTTTTACTGCGTTCGTGGTCATTGCCCCGAGGCAGTAAAAACCTTTCTTCAGACCGAACTGATCGCCGTCTGCAAGCGCCCCATTGGCGTCTGCTGTTGCGATAGTGATGCTACCATTGATATAGGTAACACCGCCGACCATGTAGGACATTACAGCCGCTCCGCCGGTATTCGGGGGAGTGACAGTTTCCACAAGACCGGATTCTTCGCCGTCAAGCAGCTTGGCAAGACAGGTCTGATTTCCGTTCATTGTGTAGTAGGAACAGGTCACCGCAGCGCCCGTAGTAGCAGAAACCGCAGACTCAGTAAGCACAATAACAGTTGTGCTTGTGACGCTTGCGACTTCATACTCGCCAGGAACAACATACAGCGATCCGTCTTCATCCTCTCCGCCGATGATGAAAACCTTATCCCCTGCTACTGTGTCTGCAAACTGAGCAGCGCCAGCAGTAAGAGTAAGGCCATCAGTAGACAGAGAACCCGTCCCGTCAATCTCGCCGCCATCTATCCCGCTTGCATTTGTCTGCATGGGAATAGCAGATCCGCGTCCTGCGAAACCTTTGAACTTGAACCGCCCGGCATCACCCTCTCCGACAGAACATGTCACCATGCCCGTATCAAGAACAGTGTCAACACCGATAGCGATTTCGCAGATAGACCCAGGCTCGTTGATTGTGACCCACGTTTTACCGGTAACACCGATAGTAACGTTGTGGTCCAGGACACCGGCGAAATGCCGGTTGTTGGAAACTGACGGAAGCTCAACGCGGTTGAAGCGTTCCCCGTCATTTTCCGTTGCGGTTCCATAGTCAGAGTTATAACACAAACCCTGGCCTTTGACGAAAGTATCGCCATTGGAACCTGTGAGAAGGACTCTCTTAGGAATCTTTCTCGCTTGCGAAAGATGTTTTGCATCTTGTGAGGCCATATTCAATCTCCTTTATTTAATGGCCCGTTTGAAATAGGGAGAGCCGGATTATCCGACCCTCCTCTATGCAGTAGGATCATCCTACTTAGTTTACTGATAGAACACAGCCTGACGTCTGAGATCATCACAGCAGATGTTCCATACCATTGAAACGACAATGGCGAAACAATGCGGCTGGTTCGGGAGGCGCTGGACTTTGATCCTCTTCATGAACCAATTCTTGAGGAATTTGGCGTAGAAGTGGTTGAAGTCAATCATATAGAGCGGATTATCGCTCTTTGCGTCCATGTACGGAACATACTGAATCTTTGCGCCCCTGAAGACGGGTTCCTGCGTACTCAGGTCAAAACCCAGGCTGTCGTTGTTGCTCTTTGCAACATTCTTCAGCGCGTATTTTGTTGCCCAATTACTGAAGATCCCGCGCGAGTAGCCTGAGCGCCCCATTCCAGGTTCGGGAGCGGGCGCTACCCACCTTGTTTTGTCGGCCGCCTGCTCCATCATATAGATGAGGCCTGTCGGCTCAACATCATCCACCGCAGTATACTGTCCGGTGAAGTTCTTATGGCGCGGATAATCCACGCTGGAAACCCCGGCACGGCCTGAAGAAAACCCTGTCGGGTTTCCGCCGTGAAAGCCGAGGGTTGCGTTTTTAGTGATCCAATATTCTACGCCGAACGGCGTGTCATTGTCACTTTCTGCTGCGGGAATTCCCCATACGTCCTGCTCGGCGAGTTCCACCATTGAGGTAAGCATACGGGAATTCTCCATTTTGACCAGGTCAACGATCTCCTCAGGACCGCCGTTGATTGCTGCTTCCCTTTCATCATAGACCATGTGTCCGTCCATGTATGTCCAGGGGACAGTACCCTCAACCATTGAATCATCACGATTATAGTTGATGGTATTGAAAAGCCCCACATGCTGCGCACTGTGGTTGTGGTCGGTGACGTAACGTAATGTTATGCCCCTTCCGCCTCTCTGCTGTTCTCTTTTTGCCTTTGCTATCTGATTGAACCCAACGTGAGCTGTGAGGTCGGTCATTTCGCCGATCCATTTACCCCTGTTAAGGTTATTCAGCGTGGCAATGACAGCATCGGGCATCTGTTCGGGTGTAAGTACCTGTGGCATTACCTATCCTTTCTTAACAATTTAGGACTAATCATCGTCCTCAAACAGAGCCGCAACTGCATTGATAGCGTCCTGTTCACGATCTGCTTCTGTGACATCATTATTCCTGTCATCTGAAGAAGAAAATCGCCCTGACGTATCACGAGGCCGGTTCACCGACTTACGCGATCTCCTTTTTGAGGCCTTAGATTTTCTCTGTCCTTTGATAATATCGCCAAAAGCGCTCTCAAAGGCTTTTTCGGATAACTCATTGTCGCTAAGCTCCTGGCCGGCATCTTTCGCATCTGCTGCGATAGTTTCTTTATGCCGGTCAAACTTTGCACGATCAAGATTCTCATATCCTTTGCCCAGCTCGGCTAACTTATTGGTGAAAAAATCACCACCTGAGGAAGAACCATTCTTCTCCAGGTCATTGATTTTGCTCTGTAGTTCTTTAGCGACTTCCTTGAGAGCAGAGAAAGCCTTAACTACATCTTCATCATATTCTTCGGGGTCAAGATCGGGAATCTGAGAAACCAAATCATCACCCTCTCCGCTGCTGTCATTCTCGCCGGGAATCCCTTCATCCGACTCGTTGCCAGCCGCCTTATTGGCTGCCTCAAGACGCTCAATAACGCTTTCAGGCGTTACTTTTGCTTCCTCAATAGACAAACCAACGCGGACGCCTCGTTCAATGTGTTCATCGGTGACGGAATCATCATCGTCATCCAAATCATCATCATCGTCCTCGTCATCCTCATCATCCTCAGGGCGGCCTCCCTGGGGATCATCCTCATCACCCTTCGCTCTTTCGTCTAAAGGGTGTTCGTTTTCTTCTGTTTCTTTGATAGCATCATTTATGCCTTCAAGAAAATCTTCCGGTACAGCTTCATCTACTACCGGTTTTGCTTTATTTTCATCACTCATAACACTTCCTCCTTAGGTGGGATCACTGAAACCACCATCAAAATCCTTTGCGCCGACAAGATTAGCATAGTCCTTCCTATGCTTCCTACTTTCAAATACAGGATGCCCCATTTTATCAAAATAAGTAGGCACTCCATTTTTCCGTGCGAATTCGGTATATTCCTTACGCTGTGACGGGTGAACAGCCAATGCTCGCGAAATCATTGGATATGTGCTAGGGCATTGCGTCCTCTGATGGTCCCATTCATACTCAAGATCTCTTGGACAAAACGTACCATCCTCCAGGGTTATTCCGTCCTTAATATCATCGTATTCCCTGATTTCATACTCGCCTTCAATAATAAACCCGTCAGGGTGTCTGAAACAATATCTCATTATGTATTCCCCCTGCCAATAGCATCTATTTCAGATGATTGCGCTCCGCCGCCCAGGAGCAGCTGCTGAAGCGTAACCTCTTTGCCTCCTCTTGTTGCGCCAGGCCTGTTTACCCGCTCATACGTCCGCGTTGTGTTAGCCGGCTTTCCAAAAGGCTGAGAGTTGCCGGCAGGCTGATCAGTAGGCATAAGGGCATTCGGATCAATAGACACAACAATATTCTTAAGCTCAGGCATATTGCCATAATCAGCGAGAATATTGATAAACTCTCTAGCGTCAAACGTTACGCCCTGAGATTGCAGCATCGGCATCATCGGAATTATAAACTGAGATACCAGCTGATTCAGCTTCTGAATCTTCAGGCCTGGAGCATCGTCCCTCATGCTCTGAGGCACAATATTGAAATTAAAATCAAGGAAATCGCCTTTTCTCGTTTCTTCGCTCCATATTATGGGAACAGAAACGTCAACCCCGCCCGGGGCCCTTCTTTCAATGATCCTCTCGCGGATCGGATCTGTCCATTCGTACCATGCGACCTGTTTGAACAGTTTTCTCGCAAATTCCGTCATTGCGTCCTGCATATCTGCAAGCTGGGCGCTAGCCGATTGAGCAAGCATCTTATCCTGAGTTGCTGTTTCAGCCTGCGGAGAAAGACCGCCAAGAGCGTCAAGGTTTCCAGCAGACCAGGAGAAGAGCTCTTTTACCTGGAGGAACAGAGCAAACGTATTCTGATCTATGCCGCCAACCTCTATTGATTCGGGTTTCTGCCCGTCCCAATAGATACCCTCTCCATCATGAGCTGTTTTGAACCTGTTTGCACTATCTTCACTGTTAAACCCTGCAACCCTCTTTTGATTCCTGGCCTGGTAAGCCATTCTGCGAAACAGGCTGTTTGCTAGTTCGTGGATATTCTTCAGGAGGCTGAACGGAGGCAGAGGCATTGCATTGTCAGGAACGTCTGTAAACCAAAGGCAATGATAAGGACCTTCTTCATCTGTGTCATATTCAACGACATCAAGAGGAACGCGACCAGGACGCGACTTTATGTAAGTGACGAGCAGACGTTCGTTGCGCAGCCATATATCCTGAAGCTCAACCTTTCCATCAAAGTTATCGTCACCGGTAAGAGGTTCGTGAGAGAGAGTTTCCCCGCGATCCGTTGCTTCATCGTCTTGAAGCTCAAGGTCATCAACTGTTACGTCCCTGGCCTTTGCTCCATATCTCCGGTCAAACTCCTCTTTTGATATTGTATATGTATCGCCCTCAAAATACGGCTTATCAGCACCCCTGGCCGACATATCACGAACATAATCATCAAAACTGACCCTGCTGGCAAAAACCTGAGTAATATCAATTTCAGACCCGGCAAGATCTTCAGATCCGACATACTCAGTACCCATTTTCACGCAAGCCAGGGGAGAGAACAGAGCCTCAGTTGCGCACTTCCTGAGAAGATCGCCGAGCATCATTTCATCTGCTGCTTGAGCGCAAGCAAGCTCAAGTTCGGCAGCCTGCGGCCTTAAATCCTTGTAAGGCGTTGTAACATTGGCTGTCGGAGCGCGAACCGCAAGCTGCCGAACATAAACATTGGTGGCTTGCGCTATAAGGTTCAGATACACATTCTTCGCCTCCGCATCGTCACTATATTCGCTTCCGACAAAGATACTCAGCAGTTCTGTCCGTTTTTCTCTGAAAACAGCCATTTTACGCCGACTCTCGTTTACCGCGTTTACAAGGTTTTTAAAATCTTCAGGTTTCCTTGGATTCATGAATATTCATCCTTGATTCATAAGCTATAGCTCCCAAATTGCCTTGCTGGCTTCATTGGGGATTTCTTTTACATATATTCTGTGTCCGGTAGTGATCTCATACTTTACATCACCCTCCATATTCTCTGTTTCAATCAGATCAAGTTCAAAATATCCTTCAGAATTCGGAGTTACAGTTATCAGCGTTTTTCTTATCAGAATATTATCTTTATATTTCACTCCGTCTTTTGTCAGGGTTGCAGTAACAGCAGCCGTACTCGGGTTACCTTCCGAATCAGTCTGATACCCGTAAACAGTACAGATTGAAATATCGTCAGACGCTTCACCGCTGAAGTCATACTCAACAGTTACCTGATCTAACTCAGGAGTTGTTGACCCATCATTTGAATGGAGAAAGGCTATAACAGTTACAGTCGTACCGAGAGAAGCAAACGATGCCTTGTTCGTTTCTATCTCTGCTGCCGTGTTACTCTGAGCATACGTTCCATTGGAAGAACTCCATGCTGCGCCATCCCAATAGTAATCAGTTGATTCTTTCCTGAGAATATACTTGATTTCATCTGAACCTGTCTTTGAAGCAGTTTCATCAAATCCTTCAAGCCCCTCCATCCTGATTGTTGAGTTGAACGTTACTGTCGGGTCATCGTCAGGATATATTTTACCGGTATAAGTCAAAACATTATTGCTGACCGCATTCTGCGTACCGCCATCGGGAAAAACGACAGAAACATCTATATCATCTGCAACTGTAAGACTTCCGATATTAGTATTTACATCAGCAGCAGAACTTGCCTGTGCATATGAATCGTCAGAAGCAGCCCATGCAGCCCCATTCCAATACTCACCATTCAAAATATAACGGGGAGTACCTGTTCCTGTTTCAGCAAATGCCGTAAGAGCCTGTATTGCCTCTACACCGGAATATGAAAACTGAGGAAGATCAACCTTTGTTTCTGCATATAAATCATCCGCTAAAGTATAACCCGGAGTATAATTCGCAGTATGCTGAACTGTATTAAAAACAACAACATCATTCATATAACAATCTGAAGTAGCAGCTCCGTTAATGCTTGAACCAATAACCATTTTTGTTGCTGTATTTGACCTTGTTCCAATCGCACTCTTTGTTGTAGATTTTTGAACACCATCAATAAATAACCTTACATCTCCTGTTGTAAAATCCATATTTAATTCAAACTCATACTCTGTTCCGGCTACACCGGTTGTCCAAGTGTCAAAGAAGGTGTTTAGTATTGCAGCACCGGAAGAATTATAACATATAAAATAAAGTCTTGCCGTATTGGAATGATACATATAAAGTAAATTGTTATTACCGGCAGCCATTCCAATCGCAAATAAATAACGGTTTGCTGCCGGTGTTCCGGAATAGTTAGGAGTGTACCGCCAACGTATTGTTCCGGTCTGCACAAAGTTGGAATTGCCAACGGCATCATAAACAACGTTCTTAACACCACCACCTCTTAAATCCAATTTTCCTCCGCTTACACTTGCCCCTCCTGCTGCCGTTCCCTTTAATGTCCCGTCACCCCAACTACCATCTATATCTGTTGTGTAGGTCGCTCCAAAAGTAGCATTTGCTTGGCTTTGACTTTTCTGCTGAACCTGACCGCTATCAAATTCCGCTTTGTCCGAATCATAGGTGAAATCAGTATCGTCAGCATAATCCTCTGTAAAGGTTTCCCCTGCGTTGTCGGTAAGTTTCAGTTGAGCCTTACCGCCCGTGATCTCAACCTTGTCGGTATCGTAGGTATAGTTCGTAGGAGTCGTAAAAGTATATGTTGCTAAATCGCCCATGTGTTAATCCTATGACACTGTGATTGCATAAATATACCCATCAGAATTCGGTCCCTGAGAAGCGAGCACATAAAGAGTTTCTGTCAACTTCACCAATTTACTCTGAGCCGTAAAAGTCGGATTCGTATTAAAAACTTCAATAGTGTCCAATGCTGAAATATTATAATTTCCATCAATCTCAAGAATCCACGCATTGTGTTCCTCAACAGGTACACCGCCAGCTGCGCAAACCAATAGATGCGTTTCGTCTATTTTAGCTACAGAACAATGAATCGTGTTCTTATTTGAGAACGCATAATTATCCTTTTCCACACCCGTAGGATTCGTTGTATCAATGGTTCTTGCTATACCATTTACCGCTGAACCTCTGTGAGCGACCATATAATGCGTCGCATCTATCGCCGCCACTCCGCAATATCTCCCCTCAGTTGTATCAAAGAGTATACTTGAAACTTCTGTCATTTGATATGAGCCATCAAACTCAATAACCTTTGCATACCCGTCCACTGAATTCGTGTAACAGGTTACAATATGAGTATCATCAAGTTTTGCAATATCACAATAAGTCGGCAGACCTGTCACAGAAATACTGTCAAGCTCCTGTATGTTCTGATAGTTTCCATCCCATGTGAAAACCTCAATATACCCGTAATCAATAACAGCATCCATTTTGTAATGAGCAGCAATATGATTGGAGTCCAACAGACACGCAGAAGCATATTCAGCAGACCCGGCATGGTGATTTAGAACAGATTTTTGCGAAATTGGAGTATAATCAGCATCAGTTTCATAGATGTAAATGTAATTTCTGTTGATAAGCGCAAAATGATGAACAGTTGGCGAAGAATCTATCGCAACAAGAGCGCATCCCTCTGTATCAGGACCGCTTGCAGGACCGGCGACACTACTTACAAGTGAAATACTTGAACCATCAGAAGCGACTTCAAATATCTGTATAATATTCTGATTGCCAAAAGTAACGACATGAGTTTCATTCAGAGCGCAGATACAGATGTCAACTCCCGTTGTTGTATCACATAACGCATTATCACCGACAGCAAGTTCATAATTAAGCCCACCGCCGCCGCCGCCAAAGGCGGAGATTTTTACGTTACTGAACCCACCACCGATTTTTATTGGAGAGAAATCCATTTATCGTAATGCCTGACTAAAAACAGTATAGTACAGATCAATCCCTGACGCAAGATACACACTTATTTCGGTAGTCCCACCCTTAACAGGATAGACTTCCGGTATATCCTGTTTCAGATAAGGCTCGGTTGCTGTGGCATCGTTTCCATCCCAGGCCATAGGAGCATCACCTCCACTTGCGATCAGACGCACATGAGTTGCGCCTTTAGCAAGCGGTATATCCTGGGCAGCATCACCGCCGGTAAGTTTCCCTTCAGCAATATAGGTCATATATCCTACAAATTTATCAACATCAAGTCCCATCTTATAACTCCTTTTTAAGGTTTACCAATCATCGTATTGTCGTTGGGCCAGCTCCATTTCTTCTTGTTTGAGCCTCCATGCAGGACTCATCCAGGGTGCTTCCTTTTCATCCTGGTCAGGCTCTTTATAGTTTATGATCCGCAGCCTGCTTACTAGGGCATCAGCAATAACTTCGTCACCATGCGCCTCTCTTGCGCCTGTGGGGTCCTGAGAATTCAAAGCGGCAGAATGCTCAACCTTTCCCCCGGGTTCTACTATGAATTGCAGCGTTTCTTTCATGCCAGCTTCAGAGAAATTGATGAAATTCCTCCCCTCAAGCGCGGCACGATAGTCACGCAGAACAATAGCGCGATCCTCAGGGTTAAGGTAGTAGCCAGGTTGATCAGAAATACGCTTCCTGAACTTCTCCTCGTCCGTGCGGTAATACACTTTTGTATACCCTACTTCTACCACACGTTTTGTAAAGACGCGGCCCGATGCCCCGCTGGCGTCCCATATGAGCTTTCCGCCGTTGAACCACTTAGCCAAAGCAACAGTTAATTCAGCAAAACGTCCAGGCTCTATATTCGGACTTTTCCACATGGCAACTTTCTGACCTGTTTCAAGATCGCAAATAGACGTTACCGAGTTTGACGCTCCTGTTCCGAAAGATACGTCAGAGCCTATGCCGAATTTCTTTCCTTTGAAATAATCCTTATTGTCAAGAATCGGATTGCTTCCAGGTATATTAAACCATAAATGCAGATTCCCTTTTGAACCAGGCTGGAATCCTTCAGGTTTCAGGGTAATAGGATCGTAAATCAGCTCACCCCTCATTTTCGCCGGCACACAATATTCAGCAATCAGCTTCTGAATAAATGATTGATCAAAGAACTGATACGCAGAACCAAGAAAGTCAATGTCAAGCTCCTGAGCGATCTCCTGAGGAGATACACAGCGTGAGCATTCGGTGTCATACCAGGGGGACCTGAGTTTGCCGTCAAGTATAAACGGGTAATCATCGGGGAATTTCATATCCTTAGGCTGTTCCCATTCCTTGCGCAGAACAGTTACATCACCTGAATAATCGTCAAGACGCTTAACTGTCATAGCCCCGTTTACCTTCTCGCTTATATACAGGCCAGCTGAGTAGATCGGGTGCTCTGACCAGTGCATTCGCCGAACTTTCGCGGCTGAATCATGAACGACTTCAAAAAAAGCGTTTGCAGCGCCTTGCGGGGTGGAGTTGAACAAACGACATTTGGTAGTGTCCCTGGAGGATTTAAGGACTTTATACCCATCGTTTAGCTCAAAGGCAGCATGTTCGTCAACCAACATAGCGGTGCGCCGGTCACCACGTCCGGCGTCACCTGTAGTTGACTCACCATCAATCACGCTGTTGGTGTCAGCATTCTTGACATGCAGCAGCCGGCGGTTCGGATCTCTCCACCCCGCCCACCGACCGGCGGGAAGTAACCATTTTGGTTGATTTTGATGGAGGAAATCAATCTTCCAAAACAGCGACTTCGGGTTTCCACTCTGATCTACATAGTCCTGATTTCGTGAAATCAGCAGAAATGAAAGATCATAGCGAAAATGCCAAAACCATTCAATCACAGTTAAAGCCATCCAGGACGCACCCATAGTCCGCGACTTCGGCCAGGCCAGGTCAAAGCCTTTGTTTATCGCAGTACAGAATTCTCCTATAGCATCGTCCTGGAAATCATAGGTGATAAACGGCTTGTTCGGAACTTGCTGATCTCTCGGATCATAGGTCCAGCAAAAGCCGTTAATGTAAAACAGCAGATCTTCTGCGCACATACGATACGCAGCCTCAGCGAAAACTTCATCTCCCGCCGCCCTCGTAAGGAGATCGCGGCGCCATTTAAGGTTTTCGCTGAAATCCTTAGGTACTCCGCTGTAATACGGGAAATCCATTATTCCTTTTTGCTCGCTTTCTTCTTGGCTGCCTTCTTTTTAGCCGGTTTCGGCTCTTCCTTCTCAGCCTTTTTTTCATTGACGTCAACCTCAAGCGCTCCCAGGGCCTTTGCCCTTACTTCTGTCGGGTGCTTGCAATCCGGCGTCCGCAGAATATATACCCCATTAACCGGGAGTACGATTTCGTCTGTTTCCCTGTCAACAACATTGCCCTCTTTCGTGATCTTGTAGTCAGGGAACCCTTTGATACCTTTAGCCATTAAAATCTCCTTTTAATATTCGGTCAATATTCCCAACAATCTCTTTCCCGTCAAATTCAACTTTCTGACGATTGCTGAGCTGCGTTTTGTTCGGGATCAGCTTCACATACACCTTGTCCCAAAACTCTGCCTTCCTGGCATCTGACGTTCCATAACTCCGCAGCATGCCAACAGCCTCGGCACAAGGAGCTTCTGCAACTATCTCCTCGGTGATCGGTGATTCCAGGCGCTTTGCCACCCACTCTATCACATCAACTGTGTTTGCCTCCCTGCGCATAATCTCGTCGGGAAGCGTAATTCCATCCTTGGTTATCTTGATGTCTTTCTTCAGGTCCCTTGCTATGCTATTCTTTTTCCCAGCGGGCTTAGATTTGGGAGGGGCAGCATCTGCATCAGCTTCAACCGCACCCTCCCCGATCACCCTGTCGGCAGCAGGATCTTTTGTTTTGAGGATTGAGCTTTTTTTTATTTTGTCTTCTGCTCCCGCGATAGGGATTTTATCTATTCCATCGTCAGTTGGCGTAATACCATTGGATTCATAAAATTTTAAAACTGCCTGGGGGGTTAGTTCCTGGGCCGCTTTTTCCTCGGCCTCGTCTTTTGTGTCGCTGGTTTTTTTGTACTTTTCAGCAAGAGCGGTTAGTTCTCCCGAAAGGCCTGTTTCCTCAAACAGACCGAGCCATTCGGAAGTTAGTGTACTCAAATAGACTCAGGACTCCATAATCTGCTCCATAAGTTACCAGCGAAATCCATTCACAGGTAATATACAACAATATATAGCTAAAGTCAAACTTTTTTTACTATATTTCGTATTTTTTTCAAATGTTCATGTGGGTATAGGTGGATGCCCTGGTAGGATTTGAACCTACAAAGTGACGGGATCAAAACCCGCTGCGTTGCCAATTTCGCCACAGGGCATCATAAGGCCTGAGTCGGCCAAACTCAATCCTCCCTATACCTATTCCTGGCCCGAAAGGACTTGAACCTTTATTTTCCGCATTAACAGTGCGGTGCATTACCATTATGCTACAGGCCATTATCTCGTATACCCTCCTGTCTGACACTCAGAAATGAACTTTATCCTCTTGCGCAACCCGGTATTGGCGTGACGCAGACCATCTTTGTGTATCTCAAGCTCCTTGATGTAATCCTTCATATCCCTTATCTGCTGCTTAAGCCTGTCTACCTCCTCCTGGAGCTCTTTGTTCTCCTCCATATATCCCTCAAGCACATCATCCATCCCTATTCCTCCTTGTTGAGTAGTTTTCTCGTGAATTTCTCTGTCGGGTACACAAGAGGCTCACCATCATCGTTATATTTCAGTAGTCCTAAAGCTTTCTCCAACTCCTTTATGCGCTGTTTGAGGGATTCGTTTTCTGTTTGAAGTTTAATACAAACGTCATCAACACCTAACGAATACTCTTTTTGTGCCTTCCATTTATATTTTATTGAATCCCGCTCTTCCTTCAACCTCTCTATCTCTGCTTTTAGTTGTTCGTTTTCTTTTCCAATACGTTTTATGTATAGATGTTTTTCAAAATCATCCATCCCTATTTCTCCTTAATCGAACCACTCAAAAAATCACACCGCCTCATTGGCTCTATTTGTTCTTCACAACTATCACAATTCATTACAACATTTCCATCTGTACTGTATCCCATGGGTATGAAAGTACCACCGCATTTACACTTTAATTCCCTATTGACTATCTTGAACGCAAGCTTATTGCACATCCCTATTTCTCCTTATCCCTCAAGTGACAGTCGCACGGAGGCCTGTCGCCATAAATGGCATCAAGTATATATCTGAAAACCTGAACATCTCCACCAGCCCGAACAAAAGTGCTCTTGAAGACCTCAACCTCATTCTCCTTGGTGTAAGAAGGGTCTGAATACCCGTCCTTCGCCACCCGATACACCACAATCCTGTATTCCATCATATTACTCATCCGCAATCTCCTCGTCCGTAAATTGGCACTTAAGCTCACCCTCATGCAGAACCTCCTCGTATGCCAACAGCATACGCTCGTAGTCTCTGGCAAAATCCTTCACACTGTCTGATTTCTTTACCGCCATGCTTGCCGTAACATTATCCTTCACGCCCCTACCACGGACAACAACAGCATGAAGATATACACCGTGTGGATCTGGATTAGGAACAATCTCTATACTGTCG